TAGTCTAGGAAAAAAATTATTCGAACGACAGCTTCTCGTTGTCGTCCACGATCTTTTTAAACTTTTTTGTCTTCACCTTCTTGGAAAACATGTCCTCGTCGTCCGAATCGTCAGTAGAGCTCTCCGCCGATTCGTACTTCTTGAACTGATCGTCGTCGTTAAACGACCACGGTTCAGGTTCCGAGATGTCCATTACTATTAACTGCATTTTTTAACATCTCTTCTGCCGGACTCTGAGGGACCCACGCGTCCCACGCGTCGTACGCCGCGTTGACTTCGTTCAGGAACGGGTCGTCGCCTGAGTACCGAACGAATTCGGGACAGTCTTCCACTGGAACCTCCTCCACCTCTTCGTCGGTTCCCGCCGGATCGTCTTCCTCGTATATCTCGGGCATCGTGCTGCCTATCACCTGACCCACTCTGCGCATGACACAAAACTTGGCGGCGTATTCGACATCTTCCGGTAGGAGGATGTCTCGTTCGCACCCCTTCGAGTAGTGTCCGGCGATTACTATGCTCTGTTCCAGCACGGGGAGTAATATGTCCACCATCGTGTTGACGTACCTTTCGGCGACGTCGTCCGTTGAGCCGTTAAATCCGGTTTGCATTAACATGTTACTTTCATTCGCGATAAAATGTTTCCGAAAAAACCCCGAAATATACTAGAATGAATCTCCAGCTCAGGAAATTCAAGCCCGAGACGATGACTGACGACAGGGTGTGCGTCTTCATCGGCAAGCGGAACACCGGTAAGTCCACCCTGGTGAAGGACATCATGTTTCACAAGAAACACCTTCCAGCTGGGATCGTCCTTTCCGGTACAGAAGAGGGCAATCATTTTTATTCGGACTTCATACCTGACCTCTTCGTGTACGGTGATTACGACAGGGATGCCATCGAGCGGGTCATGGCCCGACAGCGAAAGTTGGTCGGTGCCGGGAAAAAGAATTGCGGCGCGTTCATGCTTTTAGACGACTGTATGTACGACTCGAAGTTCTTGAAGGACACGTGCATCCGCCAGTGCTTTATGAACGGCAGGCACTGGAAGATCTTCTTCATGTTGACGATGCAATATGTCATGGATCTGCCGCCAGCGCTACGCGCTAACGTGGATTACGTCTTCATCTTGCGCGAGAACATCATCCAGAATAGGGAAAAGCTTTACAAATCCTTCTTCGGTATCTTCCCGTCGTTCGATATGTTTTGCCGGGTCATGGATGCGTGCACGGAGAACTACGAGTGTTTGGTCCTAGACAACACGGTGAAATCGAACCGAATCCAGGATTGCGTGTTCTGGTACAAGGCGACGCTTCGCAAAAACTTCAGGGTGGGCTCCCCGGACTTGTGGCGGCTACACAAGAAGATGTACAACCCGAAACACGGTGACGTCAAGGAGGACGACGCGAAGAAGGCGACCAGGCAGACCAGATTGAAGATAACCAAGACCAAGTGAGAATGCGTCGCAACGAAAGTTCAAAAAACTTAGGGTACAGTATAATGGCCGACAGCGTGATGACCATGAACCTCGCGGACAACGGCGAGGGTATGGTTCCCCTCATGAACAACAACCCCACGACCACGTTCAGGCAGAACGAGACGGCGTATATTCAACCTGAAAAAAATATCAATGAACATAAAGAGACTGCGATGGACTCTACCCCTATTAACGACATCATGATGGAGCCCCCCATGGTTCAGCACGAGCCCAAGATGCAAGGCGCGATGCCGCACATGACCGCTCCCGATCCCCAGGGAGGGTACCAGGTGCAGGCCGAGAAGCCCGCGAGCAAGAACCCCTTCAACCTGACCGACGATCAGCTCACCGCACTCGTGGCCGGCTTCTGCGCCGCCGTCTCCGTGAGCAAGCCCATCCAGGATCGCCTCGCGACCTCTATCCCCAAGTTCCTTAACGAACAAGGGGGTAGAAGTTTGGTCGGCCTCGCCTCCACCGGCGCGGTGGCGGCTGTGATCTTCTTCCTAGTGAAGGATTACGTCGTTAAAAACTAGAGTTCCTCTCCCAACCCATGTTGCTGTAGATGGACTTATCCATTCCCACGAAATACGCGCCTAAAGCGCCGACGGCGAACGTCCCTGACAATAAGGCACTGAGTTTAAGTTTCTTATCGTTGGATGCTTTGCTGTTCTTCATGGCCTCCCTGGTATCGGACCAGCGCTGGTTGATGATGTAGACCAGGATGAAGCTGACCAGCGTCGACGCGAAGAAGAAGCCGCGGTCTATCGCCAGCTGAGGAATCATGCCGACGGCGTAGCGCATCAGGTTCGGCGTCACGAGGGTCATCCAGATCAGGTTGATCGTGTAGCTCTTTGAAAACTGAGGCACGAGTAAAGCGGCGTACAGTGCTATCCAGGAGAAAACCGCCCATGCCAGGACGGAAAGCGGTGTCTTCATATTAAAGTAACGTGAGATTATTTATCCTGGACGTGTTGACCGCAGAACTCCGTTTTCTGTATGACACGCTCGTAGATTCCAAGGGAGACGCATATGTCCCGGAGCTCCTCGTAATTTTTCCAGAACGCGGGTGAGTGTGAGTACTCCTCCACCGTGCAGTGCGCGAGCTCGTGGATCAACACGTGAAAAATCTCGTTGGGTTCGCCGTCCAGGCACAGGGCGATCTCCCCGCCCTTGTTGGTGTTCGTGCCCACGGTCTCGCTCATCCAGCGCTTGCCTGTGAGCGGGATGTGCCGCGTGAGCATGTGGAACTTTTCGTTGCCGGTCTCCTTCAGGTGTTCCCTGAGGGTTTTGTACTTTTCGTTGACGATCCTCAGGTTCTCCGGCTGCTTCGTGGTGACGAAGAGCGCGACCGCGAGTATGACGAGGACGATGATGGCGATCATCTCTTAGAGTATACGAAGATAAATTTACTGTAGAGCTCGGAGATGGGATTTCCCTCGAGGCCTTCCCAGCGCAGCAGCGTGAACCCCGCGTCCTCGAGGTGCGTCACCAACAGGTCTTTGTACGCGACCGGCTCGGATCTCGGCCCGTCCGCGTAGAACGGCGTGTCCACCAGGTGGACGAACAACTTCTCGCCGAACCCCCCGTTGCCGTGTTCCCTGAGCTTGAAGAAGTTGCCGCGGTCGTCCACCAGAGGCGTTTTAAACACGATCTTCTCGGAGTCGGGGATGATGCCCGCGAGGTACCCGCCCGGCTTGACGCGTTTCCGGATCTCGCGGATCGATTCGTGAAAGAGCTGTTTCGTGGCGAAAATGTAGTGCAGAGAGAAGTTATAACACACGATGTCGTGCTTCCTGTTTGGACAGTCGCGGACGTCGCCCTCGTAAAAGTTCACGCGTATGCGCATGTTCTTCGCGCGCGACCGAGCCTCCACGAGCGCGCTGGGTTCGGGATCGCACATGCTGATGTTCGCCCCGCACCTGTGCCATTTCTGGAGATCACCGCCGAACCCGCACCCCACGTCCAGCACGCTGTTCCCCTCCCTCGTGATCGCCTCGATCAACGATCGCTTGGCGTCGTTGTGGGTCCTGCGCAGCTCTTCCATGTCTTTCGCTCGAGCGTAAACTTTAACTGCTTAAAGTTTTCTCGCGTGCTTTGTCTAGAAAAATGTCCCTCACTCAGGATTACACCACCGTCCCCGGCCAGCTCTACGCGTGCCTCTCCGTCGTCGGCCCCGAGGCGCCGCAGAAGAACGATAAGTTCGGCATCAAGATCCGCGGCGCCTTCTCCAACAGGGACGAAGCCGCCAACCACGCGAAGCGACTCCAGAAGGAGGATCCCACCTTCGACATCTACGTCGTCGACATGTACAAGTGGCTCCTGATCCCCCCCGATCCGGCGGTCATCGAAGATACCCACTACACGAACGAAAAGCTCCAGGAGATCATGACCGGCTACCGCGAGAACCAAGCGCAGGCCGCGCGAATGTTCCAAGAAAGAAAGGACGGCATGATCTCCGGTACCAACCATTTCACACCCGGCGACGATAACTCGAGGTTCTACACCAAGTCCGACGAGGCCCCGATCAGTCACCCCGCGGAGGTACTCGAGCGCCTCAAGAAGGAGAAGCCCGACGCTTCCATGGAAGACCTGGTCAAGGAGGCGGACGAAATCGTCGCCGCCGAAATGGCCGAGCGCAAGAAAGAGCGCGAGAAGGAATCGACCGAGGCGAAGCTCGAGGAAATCACCGAAAACGATACCGAAGCTGAAGTGTCCTCCGCGTAATTAAATATGTAATACTAATAAAAGATGTTCGCTATTATCTTAACTATACTCGCGGTCGGAGCGTTTTTCATTTTATTCTTCACGTCGCCTACCGTGACACCCCCCGAAGAGGAAGAGGCACCTTCGACGAAAGCCGCGGCGGTGGGATTCGTCGAAGACACTGGTCTGGATTCGTACGGGGCAGTTTTTGAAAGGGGAGACATGGGCACTTTCGTCGCGCACGACACGGTTCCGGACGACAGCTGGATGAGCGGGTCGCCCTACCTCGAGGAGATCATCGAGGTCTAGGCGTACCTCAGGATTACGGGCTGCATGGTCTTACCCATAAAAAAGCCGAGTAAAAAGACGGCGAACGCGATGATCCACGTGGACTTATCCACGTTCTTGAACAGGTCGAACGACTCCTTTTCCTGTTGAGGGACGTACATCTCCGGCGGCGGTTGCATGTAATACTGTTGCTGCTGGGGATGTTCCTGGACCGAATTGTCATTCTCCTCCTGCTGATTCAGGGGGTCGATGTCGGGGTTGTACTCGATGGGGTTTCCCAGATCAGATTCCATCATATTACTACTATCTCAGCCCTATTTTTTTAAGTGTTATTCTGACTCACTCTCATCGTCCACGATGAAATCCTTGAGGTTCCCGTTTTCGTCGGCGTCGTCATCGTCGTCGTACTCCTCGTCGCCACTCTCGTCCGAGTAGCACTCGTCTTCCGTGTCTATGTCGGAACCGATGTCGGAGTCGTATTCGTCGCTGCAATAATCGTCGTCAAGAACATTTTCGGTCGGTACGAACACGACCGGTTTTTTCACGGCTCGGCCTGATCTCGTCGTCGTCATCTACAGTGTACACCCGATTATTGTTTAAGTAGGTTAACGATGTCGGGAGACAGTTTGTGCGTCCTGGGGTTGCACTTTTTACAGACCGGACACGCCTGTACGATTTGACCCTTCTTCACCGTGTATGTCATCAGCTTATCGTGCCGCGAGCAGACCGTCTCGCAAAACCTCGAGGTCGTGGTCACCGACAGCGTCCCGCCCTTTTGCCGCTTGATGTCGACCACCTTCGTGCCCTCGTCCACCTTCATCCACCTGTTCAGGAAATGTTCGATCTTAGATTTCACGTCACCGGGCATGGGTTTGTCCATGTATTTCTTGATCTCTTTGCACTTCTTCATCTCAGCTTTGTCCGGGTAAAGTGCGTTCGTGATATCGGCGGGGAGTTCGTGCCTTCGCCCGATGAAATCTTTGCAGAATCCGTCTTTCCGACCGTCCAAGGTGGGACACGTGCAGAAACATTTCTGCAGAATGTGTTTGCCGCTGACTAAAAACCACACGTGATTCGAATTGTGTTTCCGCTGAATGTTCTCACACCACCGAGACGTGCTGGAGAGGAGAAAGGTGTTCTTATTCTTGTAGATCTTTGTCAGGTACGCGTCCTCCTGACCGGCCATGTTTTTTCGTATGAAGGTCTCCAATCGGTTTCGAAGGTCGGTGTCGTGCACCTCGTCTTTCGTCTGTTCGGCCGTGAACGAACCCTCTTTTCGCTGCTTCGGTTTCGGCAAGGCCTCCGCTGTTACGGGTTTCTCGGTTCTTACCGCCGTCGCCTTCAGGATCGAGGCGCTCGGTTCGGGTTCGATGCTCATGAGCGACGAGAGCGGCCACGTGAACTTGAACGCGGGGAGGTACATGCCCTCGACCGCGCCTTTGGCGAGTTTGTGCGACCACGGCATGCGAAAGCCGCTCCCCTTCGTCCGCCGCGCGGGATCGCCGTAAACCGCCGAGTCAACGATCGTGTCCCACTCGGTCGTCGGGTTGTGGCTGAAGAGATCCGAGATGATGTATTGTCGGAGGTAAACCGCGGCGGTCTGATCGACCACGAACCCCGGCCAGTTGAGGTGCACGCCGGTCTTTATCTTCTCGCCCGCGGGCTTAGGCTCCGCGACGGAGACGATGCATTCCTTGCCGCCGAATTTTTTCACGCACCTGCATATCACCGTCGATATCCTACCGATGTCGTCCATGTCGAGCGCCTCGGCGGCTTTGTAATCGAGGTCCACGAAAAAGTTATACGTCGTGGTCTTCTGTTCCACGACGAATACCTTCTCATCAGCCGCGACGGCTTCGATGTACTTATCATAAAATTCGTCCAATCTATCAAACGGCACGGACAGGCAACCGCCGTCCAGGAGCACGTGTGATGGGTTGGGGACCTTCCTGAGGAAGCCGTTCTCAGAACACCACGCCTTGAACATACTTACTTTATGTACACATTAATCCTCGTCTCTAAACCAGTTCGTCGAACAGGAGACGTCCTGATAAATCTTCGATTCGCTCAGTTCCTTCTTAAAGGTGAGGAGTTCGTAGACGGTCAACTTCTCGTTCTCTCGCACCCAGTCTTCGATCTCGGAATCGCAGAGACCCCGGTTCTTCTCGAGGAGTTCGGAGATTTGCCTCAGTATGAAAGCCTTGGATTTCATTATTTTATTGTGAAGTTTTTTCTATCCGAAGTTTGAACACACCTGTAAAACTCTGGATTTTTTATCACATTATCTACGATTAATTTCCAACGCTTGCGCGAGTTGAATTCCGGGAGGGTGTCGTACGACATGTAATCGTTCTCGTCGTGGGTCTTGCGGATGGGTTGGTTGTGTAGCTTTTTCAGTTGCATCTTCGCCTTCTCCTCGTAGAACCGCTTGACCTGACCGTGTTGCTCCGCCCTGTTGTAATCCACGAAGAACACGAAACAGTTATACTCGAGGTCCACCGTGGGGCTTTCCTTCACCGTAAACTTAAAATCCGCGTACTCACCGTTTTTGAGGCTGAGAACGCCTCGGGTCTCCTCCTCGAGTTCTCGCAGTGCACACCTGATTGGGTTGGTGATTTCCCTTCGCCTGCACCCTCCAGTGACAAATATCCAATCCTTGAACCTCCAATCGCGCACGGTCAAGAACCGCGGTTGATCTCCGTTGAAACTGACTACAATTGCGATCGCTTTGTGCTTTTTCATGACGCATCCGCGTTCCTACAATAGGCTGACATCTTATTCCTCGGTTTTTTCGTCCACGGGTTGCTCTTCGATCGCGTCTCCTTTACTCGTGTCGATCTCGACGCGAGCGGTCTGGGAAAGATGGCGCGCGACGTGCGCTGAGAAAACCTTGAGTTCATCGACCTCCTGTTTCGCCTTGTTGAGCTCTCTGAAGAGGAAGACGAGGCCGGCGATGCAGGCGATTGCTGCGATGGTAGTGAGAATTTCACGGTCGATGGGGATCATTTACTGTCCCTACGACCCTTTCTTTTAAGTAGTGATCACGCCCATGGACACGGTGTTGTCTTTCGGGCACTGGTACGGGGTGGTTGCGAATTGCACGGCTTGGTAATGCGTGGCCTGGCACGATTTCTCGGTCGGCGGCGTGGGCTGACCCACGAACTTCTCGATAGTCTGTGACCTTGGGTTATACGTCAATACAAAGACGACGGCTAAGAGGAAGATTGTTTTCCACATACTATTTAGTTAGAATATAAAAGACCGGCCATGCCGTTTTCGATCCTGAGCACGTTGTAGTTGACGGCGTAGATGTCCTCGTCGAAATGACCGGCGCCGGCACCGGCGTGGCCTGTGGACTGGATGCGCGCGGAGTCGAGTCGGCTGAAATTCAGGCTGCCGGTCGGCTGAAGCTTCGCGGCGTCGAGGCAGAACGGGACGAAGAAGAGATTCGCTCCCTTAAGGCCGGAGTTGGACGTGTGGTAGTAGAGGGGCACGGACGTGAAGTTGGGATCGGCGAACTTGTAATCGCCGATGTCGGTGCCGTTGATCTGGATTTTGAGCTTGTTGGCCTTGTTGAGGATGGACATCGCCGAACCGCTGGCGGCGGCGATGTATTTGATCGGGTGATTGTAGTTCAACTCCTGGATCAGGCTCTTGGACGCGATGCTCTTCTGGGTCTGGGTCATGAGCATGTCGAACGAGCCGGAGCTGAGCGCGGCGCGCTCGTCGGTGTCGAGATACGCGAAATTTGCGTAGACGTTCCAGCCCCAGTTGGAGGCGCTGCCACCCCAGGTGATTCGGAGCTCGACGTCGTGGTACTGGAGCGCCACCAACGGGAGCGCGCTCTGCCAGTTCTCGCAGAAGCTGAAACGAAGCGGGTAGAACTTTTCGTTGTTCGCGCCGCCGTAGAGATCACCGGCCACGGACTTGGAGTAGTTGGTGGCGGAGAGGGTGGGCGCGATGAGGGTGGAGTACGTGGAATCCTGGGTGTCCACAACTTGGCCGCCGATCAGAAGCTCCACCTTAGAAATTACGGCGGTCCAATCGGCGACGGGTTCCGTGTCGGCGTCGGCGACGACGTACGGTGCGAGGTAGACGTAGTTGAGAAGGTCGCCCTTGCGCTCGAAGCGAACCGTGGACATGCCGTTGTTGTTGACGTTGCCCTGGATCACCTGACGTTCGCAGGTTTGTGAAAAATTCGTGTGACGACGGTACGTGGAGCGAAAAAACGAAACCTCGGGCGAACCGACGAGGTGTGCATCCTGAGCGCCTACGGCGACGAGTTGGGCGATTCCGCCAGACATGATTATACTGTATACTGATATAATTTTTAAGCCTGTTCGAGTTGCTCGATTCGTTTCGTGAGGGAGAAGACCACGTTCTGGAGGAGGGTCACCTGTGAAGCTATCCCCGAGAGGTGGTCGAGATCGACGCTCACCGTGGACCCACCGCTCGGATTGACCGCGGGCTTTTCCGGCCACACCGGATTCTCGGGGTCCGTAGTTACGGAAGGGAGGTCGCGGAGCGCCTGGCGGTACCGCGTCCACTCGTCTCTCATCTGATCGGGGATATGATAATCCGTCGAAAAGACCCAATCCACCTCGGCGAGGCGCCGGTTACGTTCTTGGCGGAGTCTTTCAAATACTCTTGGCTGCAGTTCAGTCCACTTCTCTTCATCTAATTCGAAGCCGTCTTTAGTCAGTTTATACGGTTTATTGCGCAGTGTTTTCGGCAAAACTTCGTACGTTAAGTGATCTTGATATCCATACCAATCACCTTCATACTCGAAACGGTCGTGTATTTCAAAAGTTTCGGGGTCATATCCTACCCAGATATGGGACACCCCCGGTGTTGAGCGAAG